AAGTTTAATAAGTTTGTAAGTCGTTTACGTAAGAAGTTTGCAGATCTATTCCTACAAGTCTTAAAGACACAGCTAATCCTTAAAGGCGTAATCAATAAGGAAGATTGGGAATCGATCAAAGAAGATCTTATCATTGACTTCAAGAAGGATAACTACTTCGCTGAACTCAAGGATGGTGAGATCGTTCGCGAGCGCATGAACACTTTACAAGTAATGGATCCATATGTAGGTAAGTATTTCTCTCAGCTTTGGGTACGTAAGAATATCCTTAAACAAACTGATGAGGAAATTGTTCAGATGGATAAGGAGATGGAAGATGAACCTCCATCGCTTGAACAATTGCAGCTACAGCAGCAACAGCAGCAGATGATGGAGCCTCAAGGTCCAACCCCTGAGAATCCAGAAAATCCGTTACAGGCAGGTGGCGATCAAGTAACTAGTGCTTGAAAACGCAAATTATTATAAATATATTGAAAGAAGGCAATGATGAGTGAATTAGCTAATGATTTATTAGACGCTATAGCAACTGGTAACCAAGAGGCAATGAATGCTCGGTTCGCAGATGCGATGAATGGTAAGATTAATGATAGTCTTCAGGCTAGGAAGATTGAGCTTGCACAACGCATTTATAGCGGAGCAACTCAAGAAGCTGAACCAACTGATGATGCAAGCGACACAGAAACTGAAGAAACAGCAGAGACGGTAGCATCAGAAAATGGATCAGAAGAGGTTTAAACAAATTCGAGAAAGCGGATCAAGCATAAAAGTTTATTCCGCTGGACAAGATAAGGTTGAAGTCCGTAGGGCTATCAACTCGTTTGACGTCTATATGAATGACCAAAAGGTAGAGTCTTTCAAGACACAACAAATGGCTTTAGAAATTGCTGAAGAAGCATCAAAAGCATTAGGAAAGTAAAAATGAAATTAATCTTAGAACGTATCGAATCAGACATTCAAGTTATTACCGAAGCTAAGCAAAACGGTAGTAAAGACTTCTTTATTGAAGGTATCTTCATGATGTCAGATTCTGCAAACCGTAACGGTCGTATCTATGAAAATAAAGTATTAAGACCTGCTGTTGAAAAATATATCGAAGAGCAAGTTAAAACAGGTAGAGCAGTTGGAGAGCTTAATCATCCAGATGGCCCAACTATCAACCTAGACAAAGTATCTCACCTAATCACCGATCTCAGATTTGAGAATAACAATGTGATTGGTAAGGCAAAAATCCTGAACACACCTATGGGTCAAATCGTAAAAGGTTTGCTCGAAGGCGGTGTAAAATTAGGAGTATCATCTCGTGGTATGGGTAGTCTTGAGGAACGTAACGGCGTTAACTATGTGAAAGATGATTTTCACCTAGCTACTGTCGATATCGTCCAAGATCCATCAGCGCCTGCTGCTTTCGTTAACGGAATCATGGAAGGTGTAGAATGGATCGTGGAAAACGGTATTTACAAACCCCAAGAAATTGAAAAGATTGAGACTGAAATTAAGAGAACACCAAAAGCTCAGCTTGCTGAAGCTCAAGTACGTGTTTTCCAACATTTCCTCTCTAAACTTTAACACTAAGGAGTGATTTGAATGTCACAAAAAGATCTTAACCAAGATCAACTAGACACAGAGCTTAGTGATGAACAACTCGTTGAAGTTTCTGAGGAATTAGCTGAAGACGCAGCATCAAGCATTGCACCTAAAGGAAGCGCTAAAGACGCTAAATTTGGTCAAGGCGCTGATTTCAAGGATGACAAGGAAAAAACCCTTGCCGACCTTGGAGCTACTAAGACAGCTGAAGCACCAAAAACTAAGACTGGTATCATCTCAGCTACAGTTGAAAAACTGTCTAGTTTGAAGAAGGAAGAACTTCAAGCAATCTATAACCAACTCTTCAATGAAGAGTCAGAAGTTGTTGCAGAAGAAAAAGAACCAGCAGTTGCTATCGACGTTACTGAAGACCTAAAAGCTCTTGCTAACGCTGATGCTAACTTATCAGAAGAATTCAAAGAGAAATCTGCGATTCTATTTGAGGTAGCTTTAACTTCACGCATCGCTGTGGAAAAAGAAAAGCTAGAAGAACAGTTTCAATCTAATTTAGATGAACAAGTAGCAGGTATTCGTTCTGAACTAGTAGAGAAAATCGATGGTTATCTCAACTATGTTGTTGAACAATGGATGGAAGAAAATGAACTAGCAGTTGAAACCGGCCTCCGTGCTGAGATCGCTGAGAGCTTTATTGACTCCCTAAAACAAGTGTTCGTTGAGCACTATGTTGAAGTTCCAGAAGGTAAAGCCGACCTAATCGACGGTTTAGCTGAGCAAGTTGAAGAACTTGAACAACAGTTACAAGCAACCACTGAGAAATCAGTTAAGCTTGCTGAGACAGTTGAAGAACTGACTCGTGAAAAGATTGTTGCCGAAGCTACTGAAGGTTTAGTTGCGACTGATGCTGAGAAGCTGAAGTCATTAGTTGAAGGTATTGACTACGATGATGAAGAGTCTTTCGCTAAGAAAGTTTCTATCATTAAAGAAGCTCACTTCACAACTAAGGGTTCTACCACAATAACTGAGGAAGCTGAAGAGCAACCTACAGAAGAAACCACTGCTTCACCACGTATGTCAGCTTATATGGCTGCCATTTCCCGTACTATACAGAAATAAGGAAACATAAAATGTTTTTAGCAGAAAATGCACAAAAGAAATGGGCTGAAGTCCTTGACCACCCAGAACTAGGTCAGATTAAAGACCCATACAAACGCGCTGTTACAGCCGTTATCCTAGAAAACCAAGAGAAAGCTCTTCAAGAAGAGCGCGCTAACGCTTCTTATGGTTCATTAAACGAAGCAGCTCCAGCTAACGCCACAACTGGCGGTACTGGTAACATGGCTAACTTCGACCCAATCCTTATCAGCTTGGTTCGTCGTTCTATGCCTAACCTAATCGCTTATGACATCGCTGGTGTTCAGCCAATGTCAGGTCCTACTGGTTTGATCTTCGCAATGAAGTCACGCTACATGACTCAAGGCGGTACAGAAGCCCTTTATAACGAAGCTAAGACAGATTTCTCTTCTTCTTCATATAACGGTGCTACAGCTACTAACAAGAACGGCACACAAGGTGGTTCATCTGATTCCCTACCAGGTACAGATACAACTATTAACGCTGGTGGTTCTGGTACAGCTGGTACAACAGGTGCTGACACTATTGCTGACGCTTTCGGTGTTGGTGGTGGTATGACTACAGCTGAGTCTGAAGCTTTGGGTGATTCTTCAACCAATTCTTTCGCTCAAATGGCTTTCTCAATCGAAAAAGCAACTGTTACAGCTAAGACACGTGCACTCAAAGCTGAGTACACAATGGAATTGGCACAAGACTTGAAAGCAGTTCATGGTCTTGACGCTGAAACTGAATTAGCTAACATCCTTTCAGCTGAAATTCTTGCTGAAATTAACCGTGAAGTTATCCGTACAATCAACGTTAAAGCTAAATTAGGTGCTCAAACAGCTAACTGTACAGCAGCTGGCGTATTTAACTTGGTTACTGATGCTGATGGTCGTTGGTCAGTTGAGAAATTCAAAGGTCTTCTAGTTCAGATCGACCGTGAAGCTAACCAAATCGCTAAAGATACACGTCGTGGTAAAGGCAACTTCATCGTTTGTTCATCAGACGTTGCTACTGCCCTCGCTGCTTCAGGTATGTTAGTTTACAACCCATCTTTGTCTACAGACCTACAAGTTGATGACACTGGTAACACTTTCGCTGGTGTTCTAAATGGCAAGATCAAGGTTTACATCGACCCATATGCAACTGTTGACTATGTAACAGTTGGCTATCGTGGTACAAACCCATATGATGCTGGTTTATTCTACGCTCCATATGTACCATTGACAATGGTTCGCGCTGTTGACCAAGGTTCTTTCCAGCCTAAGATCGGCTTTAAGACACGTTACGGTATGATTGCAAACCCATTCTCTAACCCAGGTTCATCACCAGTTAGCGATACAGGTTTAAACCGTACTAACGTTTATTTCCGTATCTTCAAGGTAACAGGTCTATTAGACAACGCTTAATCTATACAAGCTAAGAAATAAAAGAAGTATAGACTTCAAAGAGGGAACTTCGGTTCCCTCTTTTTTTATTTGGAGCTATTATAAATAGATCTACAGGAGATAGTATATGACAAATAAAAATTATGAACTTTTCGTACCTACTGGAAAAGTAACGGATAATAAAAACCCATTGGTTTCTACCGAAGGGTTTAAGATGGTGTTTGCGCGTGCGCCTAACACTCAATACTTTTTACAGTCTTTTTCAATCCCTGCGATTAGTGTTCCTGAGGTTCCAATCAATCGTGGTCCTGGAAGAGTATATGCTGCAGGAGATATGATTACATTTGATCCGCTAACGATAACAATGTTAGTCGACGAAGGGATGACGAACTTTACTGAGATGTATGATTGGTTACATCGCTTGATTAATAGTAACACTATCCAAGAAAAATTCGATGACATGACAATATACGTTATGTCAGGCAAAAGCAACCCAAACAAAGAGATTACATTTTACAACGTATTTCCAACTACTCTTGGAAATATTAGTTTCTCGTCAACTGATGGTGATATCGTATATGCCACAATAGATGTAACGTTCAGGTATGATAGGTTTACAATTCAATAAAAATGTGGTATAATAGGGATATATAAACCCTAACTTTATAACATGCTGACACTTGAACAAGTACTAGACCATTGGAAGAAAGACTGTGAGATCGACGATTTAGAGCTCGATAAGTCTTCACGCGAAACACCTAAACTGCATGCAAAGTATATAGATTTGCTTTCGCAGGCCAAACTACAGAAACAACGGAAAGAGATGGAGTTTAAAAAACTCTTGAAAGATAAGTTTATGTGGTATAACGGCAAGATGGATAAAGAAACAATGGATGAAAAGGGTTGGGATTATGATCCATTCAATGGATTGACCAAACCTATGAAAAGCGACATGGATTATTTCTATGAAAGTGATCCACAGATTCAAGCTCTGCAATCCCAAATTGAGTACTGGAAAACGATGATAGATACTTTATCAGATATCGTTTCGAACATTACATGGCGACATCAAACAATTAGTAATATGATTAAGTGGAGGCAATTTACCTCCGGAGTATAATGGAAAAACTAGTCGTCAGCAAAGTAAATGACGTATTTTTAAAGATAGAGTGTGAAGGCGGTGCTAGACAAGAACTAGCAGACTACTTCACGTTCTATGTTCCTGGTTATAAGTTCATGCCTGCATTTAAGAATAAGATGTGGGATGGCAAGATTAGATTATATGATTTAAGATCTCTTACTCTTTATGTTGGTCTATTAGAATACGTAAAGAAGTTTGCAGATGAACGTGGTTATGAAATTGAAATAAATTTCCCACACAACATAACTAAGGTCAATGAGGAAGAACTAGCTACATTTGTCTCTAAGTTCTTACATCTCCCATTTGAACCTCGTGATTATCAATACAGAGCAGCAACACATGGCTTAAGAAATAAGCGTGCATTGCTTGTATCACCTACCGCTTCTGGTAAATCCCTCATCATCTACATACTATTACGCTTCTACATGAATGTGTTGAAGGGTAAACGCCTGCTTCTGATTGTACCAACTACTTCTTTAGTTGAACAGATGAGGACAGACTTCCTTGCTTATGCACAGAATGATGATTCATTTGATGAGTCCATGATCCATACGATCTATAGTGGTAAGGAGAAAGATACATTAGCACCAATCGTTGTCACTACATGGCAATCAATCTATAAGTTACCTAAACAATGGTTCGAGCCGTTCCGCATGGTGATTGGTGATGAAGCGCATACGTTTCAAGCTAAATCATTATCAACGATCATGGAGAAATTAATTGATTGCCCATACAGATTTGGCTTGACTGGTACTTTAGATGGCACGCTTACACATAGGTTAGTCTTAGAAGGTTTATTCGGACCAGTGTATCAAGTTACAACTACTAAAGCTTTGATGGATGCCGATCAATTGGCTAAGCTCGATATCAAATGTTTGGTGATGAAGTATTCAGACGAAGAATGTAAATCTGTTAAGGATGCAACATATGCTGAAGAGATTGACTTTATCATATCACATCAGAAACGAAATAACTTTATTAAGAACCTTGCATTAGATCAAAGGGGTAATACGCTTGTATTGTTTAATCGAGTTGATAAACACGGTAAACCTTTATTCAAATTAATACGTGATAACGCTGAAGAAGATCGTAAGGTATTCTATGTGTCAGGAGAAACTGCAGTAGATGACAGGGAATCCGTGCGTTCTATTACAGAGAAAGAAAAGAATGCTATCATCGTTGCATCCTTAGGAACTTTCTCTACGGGTATCAATATTAAGAACCTGCACAATATTATATTTGCTTCTCCATCCAAATCTCAGATTAAAGTATTACAGTCTATTGGACGTGGTCTACGTAAAGCAGATGATGGCAGGGACACTGTCTTATATGACATATCTGATGACTTACATTGGAAGACTAAGAAGAATTTTACCCTTGTCCATGCTGGAATCAGGATTCAAATATATAGTAAGGAGCAGTTTAATTACAAGATCCACGAGGTAAAACTTACATGACCTCTATATCAAGAGATATTCGTCAGATTAAATTTGTTAACGGGGATGAGATAATAACAGAGGTTGTGGGGGAAGATCGCGATGAATTCCTAATTAGACACCCGCTGAAGGTACACAAGAAAGAATTCGTTATTGGTGGTGTACCCAGAGAAGCAAACTTGTTTACTACATGGATGAGTTTTGCAGACTTAGACGAATTCATTATTCCTAGACATCATATCATTGCCGAAGCCTTGGTAAATGATGCTGTTGCTATACACTATGTAAGCATGCTTGAGAATAATGCAGAAGATATGAGGATAAGGATTGGAACAGCTTCTGATGCTAAGCATCCTGAATTGATAAGACAGGATATGGAAGAGATGGACCAAGAGCAGGAAGCTGAGAGTATATTCCTAGATCATGAAGAAGGTAAGAAGCCAACCTTTCATTAAAGGTATACCTGCTGGCCCCGGCGGTAGATCTATTATATACTGTAAATATCCTGTTGTACATAGGCCAGTGAAAATAAATTTAAAATAAATTGTACATTTACATTATTATGTGGTATAATGGGCATGTGTCCCAATTATTGGAGTGAAAAGAATGTCTGAACCAAAAGCTCGTCCTCATTATGTGGACAACAAGAAGTTCGGCTTGGCATTAGTGGATTATGCAGCATCCGTTGATAAAGCCAAAGCTGAAAATAATCCCATACCGATTGTACCAAACTATATTGCTGATTGCTTTCTAAAGATCTCAGAAGGTTTGTCACATAAGGTTAACTTCATTCGATATACGTATCGTGAAGAGATGGTTATGGATGCAGTAGAAAATTGTCTACGAGCCATCACAAACTATAATCCAAATGCCGTCACTCGTACAGGCACACAAAACGCTTTCTCATACTTTACACAGATCTGTTTCTTTGCTTTCTTAAGACGCATTGAGAAAGAAAAGAAGCAACAAGATATCAAGTGGAAATTTATCGAACAATCTGGCATTGAAGAGTTTATCGCACAAGTTGAAGGTGACGATACACATGGAGAACAAGCATTTATCGATTCTTTAAGAGAACGTATCGGTCGCATCAAAGAGAAAGATGCTGCTGTAAAAGAGTTTATTAAAAAAGAAAAGAAAAACAAATCTCTCGAGTTGTTTATGACTGATGAACTTGTGAAAGAATTTATCCTTGAAAATAGCAATCCTTAACGATACACACTGTGGAGCTCGTAACTCTTCAGAAATATTCATGGAGTATCAAGAGAAGTTTTATACAGATATCTTCTTCCCATACTTACTTGATAATGACATCAAAAAAGTCATCCATCTTGGTGACTACTATGAGCATCGTAAGTATGTAAACTTCAAAGCGTTAGAGCATAATCGTCGCATCTTCTTAGATAAACTGCGCGAACATAACATCGTGATGGATATTATTCCAGGCAACCACGATGTATTCTACAAAAATACTAATGAGCTCTGTTCTTTGAAAGAACTTATGGGTCATTATATGGATGTAGTAAAGATCTACATGGATAATACAGTAGTTGACTATGATGGATTGAAGGTTGCATTGGTACCATGGATCAATGTTGAAAATTATGCAGACACCATGGATTTTATTAAAACGTGTTCAGCAGATGTTGTAGCTGGACACTTTGAATTCTCAGGCTTTGAGATGTATAAGGGAATTCCTAACCCGCATGGAATGGACACAAATGAATTTAAACGTTTTGAAATGGTTTTGTCGGGTCATTTTCATACTAAGTCTTCTCGCGATAATATTCACTACCTTGGATCCCAAATGGAGTTTACTTGGGGTGATGTTGATGATCCCAAATATTTTCATGTGTTGGATACTTCTACGCGGGAGATAACTCCTGTTAGAAACCCATATACCTTACACACTAAGGTAGTTTACAACGATGAAAAAACAGATTATAATACTGTTGATGTCTCTCACCTTGATTATCAGTTTGTCAAAGTGGTCGTACAGAAAAAGCAAGACTTCTTCGGATTTGATAGGTTCATTGATAGGGTTACACAACGACCAATCCATGAACTTAAGATCGCAGAGACTTTTACAGAATACTTAGGTGAGAATGTAGAAGACGAAGAGATCAAGCTAGACGATACTCAAGTCTTATTAGATTCTTATGTTGATGCCGTGGAAACAGAGGCTGACAAAGAAAAACTTAAATCGCTACTACGCGGGTTGTATGTAGAGGCACAAAATACAGAAGTGGTATAATGGCTGGAATTATATTTAAAACTGTACGATGGAAGAACTTCCTAAGTACAGGTGATAGCTTTACTGAGATTCAATTAAACCGTAACGATAGCACCCTTATCGTTGGTCAAAATGGTGCAGGCAAGTCAACCTTACTTGATGCTCTTTCGTTTGGATTGTTTGGTAAACCATTTAGAAATATCTTAA